TCTATGTTTAAATCTTTTTCATGGATTATAGTATTAGGTAATAATACTTTAGATAATTTTAATAATTCTTCTTTATTTAATACCGTAGTATTATTTAATGATTTAACTTTATCACCTGTAATTCTACATTTCATTTCGTCAAAAATTTCATCAAATTTACAAAATGGATTTTTACCAATTATAGAAGAAACTTTACTTGCTGGAAAACTAACATTTTTAATCATATTATAATTAAATATATATAATAGTTAATCAATTTTTAATTTTAAATGAAAAATATATGTAAATGATTGACATACATTGATAACATATAATCAAATATGATTTCGACATACACAAATGTAATTATTTTCTGCTCCAACCAGAATTTGTGTATTATTATTATTGATACGTTTAGTGAAAGGTCCAATATTATTACATATATTACACATTCCAGTTAATTTAATAGTATAATCTGCAATTAAAATTAAGTCTAATATTTCTCCGAATTGTTGTTGTGAGCTATCTGCATCTAATCCTGCAATATATATATTAAATCTATAATGAAGTAGACGTAATATATTATGTTTTAAATTTGGGAAAAATTGTCCTTCATCTATAATTATAGTATCATATGATTTTTGTAATGTAGCTAATTCATTATCAGTAAAATTAAGATGTTCTCTTTTATTTGCATAGAATTTAATATTATCATGTGTTTTGATATATGTAGTAGTTCTAGTATCTAAATATGAATTAATAATATATATATTTTTATCTTTATCTTTATTTTTAGAAATTAATTCATTAATAACTTTAATAAGATATGTAGTTTTACCAGAAAACATACATCCTGTAATAACTGTTAAACTCATTAATTATAATATAAATTACTATCGTATATCAATTTTATATATAAATTGATTTTATATATCTAAAAATATAAACCATGACATTGAACTATCGAAATATCTATTGTATTAATTTTAATTCATCAGAAGGTTGTAATAATTTAGTATGTTTATATACGCATAAAAAAGCTCCGAAAAATTATAAACAAGGATTATGTTATTGTGCAGGATATGAACACGATTATATATGTAGTCGTGGATATAAATGTAAATTTGCTAGGAATTTATGTGAATATATTGACTGGAAATCTTTAAATATGTCTAAAGAAGAGGTAGAATTAAAAACTAGATTATGTTTCTTTGAAAAAAAACATGATAAAAAATGTGAATATTCTCATACTCATTATGATCAATCACGATGGATTGAATTATATAATTATAAATATAATATTTACTAATTAATAGATTGTATAAATTTACCATGATCTGCCCAGTCTTCATATATGGTTAAGAAATGTTCTTCTAGATCATCAACTATTTTGTTAAGATTGAATTCATAATAAACAATCCATTGTTCTAAATATTTACGTAGATATGTATTGCGAGTAAGAATGAACCATTTGTTAAAATATTGATGAATCATTGTATTGATATAATATAATATAATCAATTTTTTTTTATATTAAATTTTATAGTAGTGATATTGTTTATCTGTGTGATAATATGAAATGTAATCGTTGGTAAAGAAATGTTTGTGGTATTAATTTTTGTCACTGATGAGCTCTTGGTGATACTTGATAATTAAATGAGTCTATAAATGAATATGAGCAACAAATAAAATAATTACAATTGACTGTATTATTATAAATGGTTTATAATTTTTTGTATGATTAATATAAACTATTCTATGAAAACATTATAAATAATATTTGTAAATATAAAATATAATATAATATAATATGAAAAGTTATATATATATAGTAAATTATAATAATATAAATTATATTTTTATAGATAATATATATATCGAACAAAAATTTGATAATAAAGAGATATTATTATCCGAAGAGTTATTAAAATATAAATATAGTGATAAAAATTTAGATAAAATAAATAGTATAATAAAATTAGGTAATTATGAGTTAATAAATTATGAGATAACAAGAGATACAACGATATATAAATTAAGATATATAATACATAAATATATAGATGAAGAATTATTATATGAGAATCAACATTTAACAATAAAATGTGATATAGATTATGGAAGTATATCAGATATATTATTTAAGATATATACAAATTTGGATGAAGTAGAAACTGAAAATATATTAGATTATTATAAATTATTAGGATTTAATGTATTAAATAACATTAAAACTCCGAAAATAAATTATAATGATATAAAGAAGAATATAGAATGGGATAATAATAATAATTATATTACATTGGGTTATGAATTAATAAATATAAATAATAATATCGAATTATATTTTGATGGTAATTTTTATAATAAAAATATAAATGTATCAATATTTGAGTTATTTTTGTATTATAATACGAATAATAAAACATTGAATGAATTTAATATAGATAATAATATAATATATGTATATAATTATTATAAAGAGGATAATTATAAGAATCATATAAAACATTTATTGAAAGATATAATAATCGATTATAAAGAAGATATAAATATAGTAAAGAAACGTTCATTAAATAAAATAGTATTATCAAATAGTTATGTAAATTATTATGAATTACACTATAATAATAAATTTAATAATTATGATATAGATTTAAATTTTAGTAAATATAAATTATCTGAGAAAATACCATTTATAAAAATAAAAAATAATAAATCCGAATATAATTATAAAATATTTATAAATAAAGTGAATGATATACCATATATAGAGCAAGATATATTAGAGACTTGGATAAATACGAATGATAATATAAGATTAAATTCAATTCAATTGAAAGTAAAATATTTAAGTGATAATAATTATTATGATATCTATATAACTAAATATTTGATACGATTTGTGTTTAATTTAAATGAGAATATATATATAACAGTGGAAGATATTCATAATAATATAAATAATATATTGAAAACATATTTGGATATACCATATATATATAACATAATGAATCCATTATTTACATTAAATAAGATTAGATTAAAGTATAGTTATACAATAAATAATATAAATTATAAAAATATATATTATAGATTATTATTTATATTATTATTAGATTATGAGAATATTTTAGTAGATATTGATTATATTAGGAGAAATATAAGTAAGATAGATAATATAAAAACAATATTATTTACTTATAAGAATAGTTTAAATTATATTTATCCAATAAAAGAGATGAATCAATTACGAAATGCTGTTACTTTTACAGCATATAATAAAATAATAGAGGAATATCATAATAATAATATTGATGATGCAATGATAAAAATCTATGGAAGAGGTGTAAAAAAAATATCTTGTGAAATAAAATATAATAATAATATATTTGATATAGTTTTAAAAAATATAACAAATTATAAAAAAATATATGATTTAGATATATTATTAAATGATAAATTAAATATAATTCTACATGATATAAGTTTAATAAATTTATTTAATAATTTTAAAATCCATGATATGAATACGTTTGATACGAGATTATTTAAGAATGATTTAAGCGAAAATTTATTTATTTATAAACAATTTATTGAGGTGATATATAATAAATTAGATATAAATGAAGATGTAATGAATGATATAGATGATGATTTTTTTGAAGATTTAGAAGATATTGATGATGAACAGAAAAATGAAACGATAGTTGAATTTACTCAATTAATAAAGAAAACTTCACAATCCAATAAACGAATAATATTAAATATAAATAACGGAGATTATAAATATTCTATATTTCCTAAGAAATTATTAGAATATTTAAATTTAAATGAACATAAAAAGGGAATATATAATTTAAATATTAATAACTTTAATAATTATAATTTTGAGATATTAGTCTGTATAATAAATTTTAGTATATCATTTAAATTGAAGAAAATAACATTTGCACAAATATTAAAATCACAAGTATTTAATTTTTTAAATAATTTAAAGATAATTATAAATAATATTCCAGAATATATTAACATAATATTAAATATATTAGAGTATATAACTGAATTAGATATAAGTGTAATTAATAATATACGTTTTGAATTGTTAAATAAAAATGTGGTTGAGTTATTTTTAATGTTATTAGATTTTGAATATATATCAAGTAAAAATATAGAGAGATATAATAAAAATATATATAAAAAATTAGGATTTGTAGATTATAATCAATATAGTCAATTAGTTCCATTAGAACGACAGCCGACATATATAAATACAGATTTGTATAATATTTTATTGGAGAATGATACTACCGGAAGTGTTGATAGAATATTTAATAATAGTTTATTAACAAAAAAAATATCAAATGAATATTATTTATGTTTAATTAATAATTTACATAATCAATATAGTTTATTACCAATTATAGATAATATTACTGATGATATTAATTTAATATATTGTCATAGTTTTGATTATAAACATAAACGCAAAATTAATATTAAAGATATAAATGAAATAAAATATATTGATTTTACAAATAGTTATATGTTTCCTTATAATATTGGTAATATATCTTCAAATGATATTGTTAAAAGTATTGGATATCAACAAAATAAACAAAAATATATTAAAAATATTTATGATATATCTATATTATTAAGAGTTGGTGTACCAATTAATAATATTTTTTCATCATTTATAAATAGTATATTATTTGCATTGGGTAAGACAGATATAAGTATTGTACAATTTATGAATGATATTAAATTAAAAATTACTAATAAAATATTTAAAAAATTAAATAATGGTTCATTATATTATATTTTTAAGAAGAAAATAATTGATAAAAATATATCTCTATCCTCTTTAATTAGTACATATATGTCAAAAAGTTCATTATATGAAGAAATTGATGACCCATATAGTAATTTTTTAAATTATATACAAATTAACTTAAAATATATTGATCATGATATTGGATTACATTTATTATCTGAATTATTCAATATAAATATTGTAATTTTTACTTATAATATTAGTAATATAATTTTCCATGAATTAATATGTCCAGTTAATGGTATTGTATATAATTTTAAAGATAAAAATACTATAATATTAATAAAATATAATAATATATATGAATTGGTTATATCGTATAATTATTTCGCAAAATATAAATATGTTTTCAATATGTCTGATAAATATTTTAAAAATAATAATCTAATTAAATTATTGAATAAATGTAAATTAAAGGATAATAATATTACATATTATAATGCTTTTAATTTTGATGATAATAATAGTGGCACTCGTAATCCAATTGTTGAAATATTAAATAATACAGATATGGAAAAATTTAATATATTATATAATGTTCTAGATAATTATAATTTAGTTGGATTTATAGTATTAATCAAAAAAAATGATTATTTATTTATTCCTATAAATATTTTAGTTGATAATATACAAATTACAGAAAAACCTGAACTTGATTTTAATACTATTATTGAAAACAAGAAATATATTTTTGATTATAAAACTACGTTAAATAAATTAAATAGATTATATAATATGAATATTCTATCAGATAAATTACAATTTAATAATAAAGTAGTATTAGATAATTTAGTACCATCACATATAAATGCAATCATATTAAATAATAATAATTATATTCCTATTATACCAACAAATTTAAATTTAATTAATTTGAAAAATTTAGAGATCGTCGAAAATGATGAAATATACATGAATAATATTATTAAAGATGTAAAAAAATATAAAATGAATATAAATAGTACACAAAATGATTATTATAATTTCAAAAGAATTCTAAATAATTTATTTAAAAATAATATATTAAATAAAGAATTGAAAAATATTTTATTAAAAAATGATATATTAAATATATTTAATTATTTAACTATTACATTGAAGGAATATAATATTAAACCTACAGATAAAATTTTTATAGAACATATATCATATGAATTATTAAATAATTATATAACTCGGTATGATATATTAGATAAATATATAATTGATGATATTTACACAAATATTGTTGACAATGTATTAATATTAACAGAAACTAATCTAAAAACTATTGGTATTGCAAATATATATAAATCATTTTATTATAATAATAATAATTTATATACTGGTAATATATTAAATAATATAGAATTATATACACAATCGGAAATTATTTGTAATAAAAAAGAACCAATTCCAGATGAAGTTAGTCTACTGCAAAATTTTAGTTATTATACATTAAAATATATTAACAATAATAATATTATTGGATATAGTGAATGTATTTATTATAATTTAGAAAAAGTATTAAATATTGATAATCTTAGAGATAAAATATTTAATTATATTAAATCAAATAATTTATTAAAAATATATATTGATAATATTCGCAATGAAACTAATTCAATTTTATATAGTGATATAAATTCTTTCGAAAATTTAGAATTAATCATAAATAGTAATAATCATTGGATTACACTAGAAGATATCAAATATATTGTCGATATTGGCAAAATTAATATTATTATTATAGATACATTAAATAGAGTTAAACTATTCATTCATAATGATTCTAAAAAATATATTATAATATATGAATATTTATTATATAGTAAAAAAATTTATTATTTAGTATGTAATGAAACTACTAGTTTATTCGATTATAAAGTAATTAAATATTTAATTCATAATATAGAAACACATAAAGACAATTATGAAATAACAGATAACACAATATCAACAATTAATAATCAATATTTATATAATATTCAAACAGATAAATTCACTATTATTAATTTATTCGCAGAAAATATTATTTTAGATTTTGATATTTTAGATATATTTAATGAAATTATATTAACATGGAAAAATATGCCATTTAATTATTCTCCAAAATTTATTAAGATATTAAATAAATTAAATATAAATTCTAAAGTCTCCGAAAAAATATTAAATCAAATTATAAAATATTATCCAAATATAGAATATAATGAACCTATTATATTTCCACCATTTTATCATTTAGAATATATATGGGAATTACGACAAAATAAACAAATTTATAATATTTTCTCAAATATATATGATAATAATAAATTAATGATTAAATATGATAGTATAACTATTTTGGTAAAAAAAACTGAATATTTTAAAACATATAATAATATAAATAGTAATGAACGTATTTTTGGATTTCTCTGTTTAACACCTATTATATTATCATATATTAATGATATTGATTATATTAATAATTTATTTAAAACAAAAAATATTACTACAATAAATTATAATGAACATCAAGAATTTCGTATAGATAATACAGATATTGATCAAAAATATATTCAGACTATTAAATTAGATAAAGGTATATTATATTTATTTTCAGAATCATTATTATATAATTTAGATATTCATAATTTTATATTAGGTATAATTGTTGATATTAATTATTATCCTCAAAATTTATACTCGTATAACAAACAATTGCGTATAGATTCATACGAACATGGAATGTCATATTATAATAATTTTAATTTAACTCATTATAAAAATATAGATATAGAAAGAGTATTCAATTATTTTAAATTAGATATTTACAAAGATAATGGCTTGTTTTTATACAATAATTACAAAAATTTTAAATCATATTCACCTATTATATATAACAATTTTGTTAAATTATTAAATGAATATGACCCTAAACGAATAATTGCCACAGAAATGGAAAAAAATAAAATTAAATTAAATATATTAATCAATGATAGTTTTATACACGATATAGATAATATTATAGTTAATACTTTATATAATAATAAAAAAATATATACCAAATTATCTAAATTAGGTATTCATTTAATTATAGGATGGTAATAAAATTATAATTTTTTTATATTAATTAGTATATATTTCAATTATTTATTATGGGAAATTGTATTAGTACTAAAAATGAGAAAAATAAAAAAAAAGATATATATAGTAATAATACACATATTCAAAATAATAAATTACATATAATCACCAAAAATAATATATCTATACAATTTAAAAATCCAAAAAATAATAAATATAATAAAGAATTAAATGAAAAATCTAATAAAGAATTAAATGAAAAATCTAATAAAGAATTAAATGAAAAATCTAATAAAGAATTAAATGAAAAATCTAATAAAGAATTAAATGAAAAATCTAATAATGAATTAAATGAAAAATCTAATAAAGAATTAAATGAAAAATCTAATAAAGAATTTAATGAAAAATCTAATAAAGAATTAAATGAAAAATCTAATAAAGAATTAAATGAAAAATCTAATAAAGAATTAAATG